TTTGTTTTCAACATCTACTATTTGTGGAAAATCTGAGCTCTTGGAAATGAGAAAAATTTTGTTTAATGAGTGTCGAATATTTATCAATGTTGATCCTTCATTGGAATTTCTTGGTAAACGGCTATTAAATAATACAATTCAAAAACTCAAGTACAGGAGCCCTGGATCCCCATATATGTGTGGATTTTCAAAGCAGCATAGAGGAGTGGATGATTTCATCAAATCAGTTTATGAATGGATTGGCGATGATCAATATAAACTAATGATGTCTGATGTATCTAAATGGGATAGTCGAGAATCTTGGTTGTTATTCTTAGTTTGCATGTATCTAGGGTATATATCCTGGCCACGTGAACAGAGAGGTGAAGACAACTATGCTCGTTTGTTCTTTTATTATGACAATATTTGTCGTGGATATGTAGTTACAAAAGATGGTTATGTTTATAAAAAATCAACTGGAAATGATAGTGGAAGTCCGTCGACAACACATGATAACAACATTGGTGCCCGTGTTATAGAGTTTTATAAGCTCATTGATAAGGTGCCTATAAAGTTAGATGTAATTACGTTGGAACATATTGTATATCGATGGAAAAGTACGGGTCATGTCGTACAAGAGGATTTTGATGAGCTTTTGAGTTTTTATTTTAAAAACTTAAGGGTTATTTCTGAAATCTATACTTGGATTGATAGGCGTACTTACTTTGCACAATATTCAGATGATATGAATAAAATCGTAAAATATCCATTAACTGAAATTACTTGGCAGGAGCAGTATGAAGCATATAAAGCTTTTGGTTGTGATTTAGATATGAAAAGGTGCGTAGATACAAATAATCTAATGGATTTTTCATTTCTTGGTTTTCGAATCAAGGAAATTAATCTTGTAGAAAAAATGTTCGTACCAGTTTCTAATCTTATAAAAGCCAAACACTCTTTGTTTTATACGCCAAAGGGCCAAAAGAGGGAAATTGTATTTCAAATCGTTGTTAGCCTGATGATTGAAACATTTTTTGACATGGATGAGTGGGGTTGCGGAGGTTATGAGTTTTTTCTGCCCATTGCAGAGATTTACTATCCTTACCGCAATCGCACTAAAGTGTTGATTGATGTGGAAGCGCCAGTGCGAGATTTGTTACTCGATATCCCTACTAGGGAACGTGTCCTCCATTTGTACACCCAGCATGAGGTTTAGTTTTTTACCTCGTGCTGTAATTTTACGTTGTTGGGCGCCGTTAGGGTAAATCCCAACAATGATAAAAACATTGGAGCCAATAGCAGCTAAGAAAGCAGCTAAGAAACAAAAACGTAAAGACAAAAAGAAAGCTAAAGCTGTTGCTACGAAAGTAAACAACGCTAAGTTTCTGACCAAATTGAACAGACCAAATTTAAATGCATCTAGAAATAGAGCCTTGAACAATCTCGGTGTTAAGAGAAATACACCCACCAATCAAAGATTGATGGGTGGTTCTTCTATTCCTGCTGATGTTCGAAAGGTTGCTAAAATGATAGTTGCGCCATTTCAAAATGAGCCAGTTCGATATTCGACTGAGTACACAACTGAGCCTTCATCACTTGCAAATCCGTGGGATGTGTTTGATGCTTTGACATCTACTGATACCAATCCACAAACACTGTTACCTACAACTGATTATGTAATCTTTGTATTCCGAGACCCATTGAGATCCACTGTCGCATTTGATGCAAATAACGGATTAGTTCTTGCGAAGTACCAAATGAGCATATATGATGAATTTTCAGAGGTTTATACCTTTGATGCAGTTTTCAATAATGCTCTTGGTGATACAACCAGAACTGATGTTGATTCAAATTACTACCAATCCACAAATCCTGGAGGTTATGCACCTCATGGTAATTTTTGGTATCCTGGAAAGGATAACGTTGGAAATGAATCAGGGGAATTTTATTGGTATGATTTAAACACTGAGCTTTCGCTCGGTGTTCAAATAAATCAATTGACAGGAGTAGGAGCCTATTTTAATATGGACCTGGATAAATGGGATAATGGGAAAATCCATCCAGCAGCTCTCAATGCAACAGCAAGTGTTTCATCTACTCAAGTTATGACAATAGGCGAATCCGGATACTATCGTCTGCGGGTTTGCTTTACCAATACTCAGGTACCTGGAGACAATGTTAATTTGACTGTTGACTGGGATAATCACAAAGAAGCAGTATGGGCACATCAGTGCATGCCTTTCTTTGATGAGAATATTCTATCTGTTGAAGATCCACGAACATTGGGAGTGTCAGTATTAGCGACTAATGTGTCTGCTGATCTTGATGCATCTGGTAAAGTAGTGGGTGTTCAATTGAAAAGAGATCAAGCATGGTTTGATAATACCAGTTTTGATTTTCTCACAAAGAAGAGTAATGCTGAAGCATCACTTCCTGCCAAAACCGGGATCTATGGCTTCTTGCGCCCAGAAGATGATGATTGCTTTAAGATGTCTTCATCTTATGAAATCGAACAAGGCATAGTTGCTCGCTCTGGATATCCATTGAGGCCTGAATCTGAGTATCTCTGTGTCGCATTGTCCATAATCAACCCTAACGGGAGAGATTTTAGGATAACAACTGCCTATGCTGTGGATTATTCCACTTCAGACACTTGGCGACCAACGGGAAAGCAAAGACCGGCTCCTGGAATTTTTGCGAAAGCTGTGTTCTCAACAAATCAATTTAAACAATGGCACGAAAATCCACTTCATTTTGGTGATATTTTTGATTTTGTTAAAAAGGTAGCGGGAGGAGTATCAAAGTACGGAAACAAGGCCGTTGGATTGGCCAATTATGTTTCTGGAATGTTTGATTAATGAGACCCAAACAACAGCGAGGTGTTTTACCATTACAGGTGAAGCAAGTCGTTAAGAAAGAAGTGTTTCCACACTCTCTTTGTATCTGCCCCGAAACAATATCTTTAATACATTGCAAAAATTGTAATGTTCAATTTTGTGGTCAGTGTCTTCACTTGCGTGAAGTTTTGTATAAGCATAACTCAACAAGCTGCGACACAAACCCTACCTTGAAGAAATAAGATGTACCACCTAGAGTGGGGGAACTTATTTTATAAAAGCGTTCTAATAGAAATATTAAACTCAAG